GTGGGGGCCGGGTCGTCGGACGCCACCTCGGGGGCGGCTGGCTCGCGGGGAGTGTCGTTCTCGGCCGGGGCGGCCGCGTCCTCGTCCTTGAGCATCTGCTCGGCCATCTGCTCGGGGCTGACCGAAGTCGTGGCCGCCGTCTCGGTGCCGGGCACTACTACGTTGAAGATCATAAAGCCCTTTGTGTCGTAAAGCAAGTCCTGCCGGGCGCGGGCTTAGTCCCTCGTCGGGGTGCTCGTGGCGACCGACCCGGCATCGACGATGGCCTGCAGGCTCACCTGCAGCTCATCGAGGGCACGACACTTCGCCCAGAGCGTCTCGCGGGCCGCCGTGTCGGTGGCGTTCTTCCATTGCTCGAAGTACAGGCCCTCCAGCGAGGCGAAGACCTCGCGGATCGTCGTGTCGCCGAGGAACTGCGCGACGCGCTCCGCGCGGTAGATGATCTGGTCGCGCTCCATCAGCCCTCCGAGGGCCCGGCCTGTGTGGTCGCCCGCTGCCGCGCGATGTCGGCCGAGAGCTTGATGTCCTCCAGCTCACGCTGGTGCTTCAGCTCCAGCTCGCGCTCCTTCAGCGTGATGTCGGCGGCCTGCTTGTCGCGCTGGCGGTCGTCCTCCAGCCGCACCTTCAGCTCCTCCAGCCGCATCTGCGCCTCGGCCTTCTGCTGTTCGAGGCGCAGCTTCTCCTGCTCGAACGCGATCTCCATCTGCTTCATCTGGCTCTCGCGCTGGAACTCCAGCTCCTTGAGCTGCGCCTGATGCTGGGCCTTCTGCTTCTCGACCTCCACCTGCGCCATGAGCGCGGCGGCGGTCGGGTCGGCCGGGGCGTTCTCGGCCGCCGCGCGCTCAGCGGCCTCGATGGCCGCGTCGTCGGGCCGCGTGAAGAACTGCTCGGGCGTCACGAACCCGCGCAGCTTGAGGATCTGGGCGAGGGTCTCGTGGTACTGGCTCGGCTTGACGAAGGGGTTCGTCATGCCCATCTGCTGCAGGATCATCTCCTGCTTCTCCGCGACCATCACGAGCGTCTCCAGCCGCTGCGCGACGAGGCCCGCGCCGAGCGGCACGAGCACGCGCACCTCGGCCTCGGCGTCCCATGTCGAGGGGTTCACGGGCACCCAGCGGCCGCGCACGCGCACCATGCGCTCGGCGGGCTGGTGCTTGATGTAGAGGCGGTAGAGGCCGCGCAGCAGCGGCTTCAGCACGCCGAGGAGGAACAGGCGCGCGGTCATCTCGGCCTGCGCCTTCGCGCCCTGCACGGCCGCATCGACCGCGTCGGCCGTGCTCGACTGCAGCGCGTCCGCGTCGAGGCCCTGCGCGCCGTTCGAGAGGCCCGTGCGCCGCTCGGTCAGCTCGCGGAAGAACGCGAGGAACGGCAGGGACTCCTTGCCGACGAAGTTGTGGCTGAAGCTCTGCACGGCCTGCGGGCCCGAGCGCGTGCGGATCGGCGCGCCGATGGCCGTGTTCAGGATGTCCTTGACGTTCGCGTCGCCGTCCTTGTAGACCGTGCGCGGGAAGATCGAGGCCGCGAGCGAGTCGAGCGAGGCGCGCAGCACGCTCGTCTCGGCCTTCTGCATGTCGCCGACGAGGTCGGTGTAGCTGCCGCCGAGGAGCTGGTGCGCCTCGGGCACGGGCGTCCACGCGGCGAACGGCCGCGTGTCGCAGGGCTCGTTCTCGACGATGTGGTAGCTGGGGCCGATGCAGATGACGCGGCGCAGCTCGGCCACGCCGTCGCCGTCCGCGTCGAGGAAGGGGTAGGCCTCGATGTAGAGGTGCTTCGTGCTGGCCGTGCCCGCCGTGCCGCTGTCGTTGCCGCTGGCCTCGGCGGCCGGGTTGCGGGCCTGCACCTCGGCGTTGCTCGTCTCGTCGGTCGTCGTGCCGCCGTGCGCGTCGATGACCTCGGGCTTGATGCCCATCGCGATCAGCTCGCCGCGCGTCTTCTCGCAGCGGTGCGCGATGAACGTCGCCTCGGCGATGCTGCGGGCCTCGCGGTCGAAGAGGAACTCGTTGCCCGGCACGGCCGCGAAGCGCGCGACGCCGCGCGGGCGGCCCGTGCGGTACTCGACGTCGAGCAGGCCGGGCGTCTCGGTCTCCCGCACGCTGACGAGCGCGAAGTCGGGCTCCTGCGCCTGCAGCATGGCGAGCTGCTCGGTCGTGAGGCGCTGCCGCGTGCTGGTCGGCGCGCCGCCCTCGTCCCACCACCACTTCACGACGCCCAGCTTGCGGATCAGGCCGTCGTCGATGACGTCGCTGAAGACCCGCTCGCCCTCGTTGTCCTGCTCGATGGTGAGGCGCAGGAAGTCGGTGGCCTGCTCGGCCGCCGCCTCGGTGCCCGGCTTCCACGCCTCGATGGCGACGGGCCGCTCGGCCCCGAGCACCACGCGCAGGATGTCGGGCTTCGCGCCGCGCACGGTGTCGCGCACGGTCGTGACCTTCACCGTCGAGCGGCCCACGAGCTTCTCGTCGCCCGGCAGGGCCTTCGCATGGTACAGCTCGGTCGCCTCGGCCCGCGCGGGCGAGACCTCGCCGTCGATGAAGTCGCGCGCCTCGGTGATCAGGTGCGTGAGGATCACCTGCGCGTCGTCGGGGTTGATGGGGCCCGCGTCGGGTCGGACGTAGTCGGGGATGGTGAGGCGAACCGGGTCGGCCGCTTGGGACATGCGTGCTCGGGGGAACTGCCGGACTGCGGATCGCCGGGAGGCGGGATGCACGGCGCAGGGTCTATTTCCCTGCTGCGCCGCCGTGCGCGGCGACCGGGCCCGGTGTGCTGCCAATGGGCCGTCCCGATGTGGACAAACTAGCCCATGATCACCACGAAGTCAACGGGCTGTCCCCGAGCACCCGGTAGAACCGGGGCCGGGTGACGAAGGTCGTGAAGCGCAGGTTGGTGACCTCGACGCCCCACTCGGCGACCTCGTCCTGCACGCGCTTCCGCAGGCTGGCGAGGAGCCGACCCCGCCGCTCGGGGGCGAGCTGCGCGGTTTCGACCTCGGCGAGCCGCTCGGCGAGCGCCGCGCTCGCGGCCTCGACGGTCGTCTGCTCGTAGTCGCTCACGCGCAGGAGCGCGCGCTCGACGTCCGCGACGCGCAGCGTGATCGCGGCGACGAACGAGACGGCCGTGCCGTCCTTCAGCTCGATGTCGAGGCGCGGCGTGCTCACGACGGCCGGGACGACGCTGTAGCCGTCGATCTCGATGAACCACGGGATGACCGGGTAGACGCCGGGGCCCACGGCACGCCAGTAGCGGCCGAAGACCACGACGGTGCCGCGCTGCCACGGCTCGACCTTGCGGAAGGGCCACAGGTCGCGCAGCCACTCCGCGAGCCGGACGAGCGCGTCACCCACGCTTCTTGTCCCCGAGCGGCCAGCGCTTGTCGAACTCGGCCTTCGGGATCGAGAGCGGCCGGGGGCGGTCGCCCTTGCCCGCGCTCACCAGCTCACCCGCACTTCCAGCGGCCCGAGATCGACGTACCACGCGAGCAGCACGCCCGCCAGCTCCACGCGCGTGATGCGCCACTCGGCGTTGCGCCAGCCCCACCAGCGCATCTCGATGTCCAGCGTCTTGAGAAACATCATCACACGAGCCCCGGCAGGCGAAACGTGATCGCCTCGTTCCACGAGACCGCCGTGCCGCCGCCGGACGCGAGCCCGGCCTCGTGCATCAGCGTGAGCAGGAAGGCATCCGCGCGGTTCGGGCTCCCGATGCGCGGCAGGCGCTTCTTCATCTTGTCCTTCGCCTCGACGATCTTCTTGCCGCTCGACATGAACGTGTAGGTCGGCGCGGCGAGTTCCTCGACGAGCGCGTAGTCCTTCCAGACCGTGCCGTCCGGGGCCGTGCCCCAGAGGCGGCAGTTGCGCCGCGCGACCCACGCCTGCCCCGCGAACCACATCTCGTCGCGCAGGCGCTGGTACTCCTCGGTCATGCTGGCCTGCTCGGCGACGTTCACGCCGAACGCGGGCAGGCCCAGCTCGCGGAGCCGATCCACGACGCCCGCGCCGACGCCGATCTCGTCCACCATGATCGCTTCCGGCCGCTCCAGCAGGGGCGACTTGCGCCACTTGTCCACGACCCAGCCGACGATCTGCATCGTGTCGTAGCCGCGCTTGACCTCGACGGGCTCGACAAGGCTGTTCCCCTGCCGATTCGCCAGCGCGGTCGCGTCGCTGCCGAATCGGGCGGGGTCGAGCCCCCACACGCGGCGCACCGGGGCGGGCGCGACATCGCGCTGGAGCGCGAGTTCGAGCAGCTCGCGCGAGATGACCGTGTCGTCGCCGCTGCGCGGGAAGTCGCCGAGGACGCGGACGCGGAACGCGTTCGACTCGCGGCCGTAGCGGCGCGCCATGTCCTCGATGAAGTCCTTCGTGACGAACCGCGAGCGCTCGCAGCTCGCGTGGATGCAGAACCATTGGTCGCGCAGCAGGTGATGCGAGTCGTAGAAGAGCCCGCTCGTCCGCACCGGGTTGCCCGAGAGCACCGTGATCGCGCCCTCGGTGGACATCGAGCCTGCGGCGGCCTCGTAGATCACCTCGGGGATGCCGCTGGCCTCGTCGGCGATCAGCAGCACGTTCTCGGCATGGACGCCCGCGAGCGCTTCCGGCCGCTCGGCGCTGCTCGTGCGGAACGAGATGAAGCTCTCCTCGGGCGCGGCGCGCAGCTCGATGCGATCGCTCTTGATCTCGAACAGCTCGCGCAGGGCCTGCGGGAGCTTCTTGAACCACGCCTTCGTCTCGGCCGCGAGCGCGTCGAAGAGCTGGCCGTTCGTCGGCGCGGTGCAGACCGACTTCTGCGGGAACTCGGTGACCGCGTGATGCACGAGCAGCCACGCGTCGAAGGTGGTCTTGCCGACCCCGTGGCCCGAGCGGATCGAGATGCGCCGCTCGCCGCGCCCGTAGGCGCGCAGGCCCTCTTCCTGCCAGACATCCGGCTCAGCCCCGAGCACCTCCCGAACGAAGAGGGTCGGCCCGTGCTCCCCCGCCGTGCGGCGGGAGTAGCGGGCGATGAAGGCAATGAGGGGATTGGCCGAGGCATCGGCCGGAACGCTGGTCAGATTTTTTCGAGGGGTACTGCCGGACAGCGGAACGGGGCGAGCGCCCCGATTTTTTCAGGCCCCGGAACATAGCGCCGAGGGGCCCCACTTCGGCATGGGCATATTTTTGCGACCGCGTGAGGTGGCCCCGCTCCACCCCGACCGGGGGAACTGCGCGAAGGGGGGGGGCTTCGCTCAGCCCGGCCCGGCCGGGGCGGGCGGCAGGGCGGGGGAGGGGGGCTCGATCCCAGCCCCGTTCCCAGCGTCGCTCGGGAGGATCTCGTAATCCGTTGTGCCCTCATCACTTGGGGCAGGCAGGGCAGCGGATGCTGGATTCGCCAGCACCTGCGACTTCACAGCCCGCAGCGCGTCCAAGTGCAAGCTACCCAACGAGATAGCCACCTGCACGCCCTGCTTCTCCTCGCCGTACACCTCGCGGTTCATCTTCGAGGCCAGCCACTTGCGGTGCGCGGCCTGCTTCTCGGCCTTCCAGAGCGCGCCCTTCTCCTCCAACGCGTTGTCAATCAACGACATACCCAGCTCGGCGTGCGCGTCAGCGCTCAGCTTCCTCGCGTGTGCGAGCTTGTCGCCCGCACTCGGGTCGAGGTTCCGCAGCGTGTCGTCGAGCAGGTTGCGGCTCACGCCCAGCTCCTCGGCGAGCTTCAGCAGCGTGCCGCCGCTCGCGATGTAGCCGCACGCGTACTCCAACGGCGTCGGCTCCCGGCCGTCGTCATGCTGCCCGAACATCGCGACCGCGCGCTTCTGCAGCTCGATCAGCATGGCGCGCTTCTTCGGCGAGCCTGCCATCAGAGCCACCCCAGCCAGCGCGCCACGCCGAGCGCCAGTAGGCCCATGAGCCCCCCGGCCGCGAACACCACGAGCAGACAGCCGAAGAGCTGCGTCGCCGCCGCGCGGCTCACACTCTGGCCGTCCATCAGAGCACCAGCCCGTGGTAGGCCAGCACCGCGCCGTGCAGCCGCTCCAGCCCAGCCTCGTCCGCGCGCTCGGCCTGCGCGCGCTGCTCGTGATACGCCAGCAGCGCGCCGTGCAGCCGCTCACGTTCGGCCTCGGCCCGCTCGCGTTGCGCGGCCTGCGCGGCGCGCTGCGCGTC